ATGGCTTACTATACCATATCAAAACGCGATAGAGCAGACGGCACTGCTCGATACAGATGTTCCGTTTCTGTGAAAGCTGGTGGAAAGAGAATTTATAATGAAAGCAGAACGTTCACCAAACAGGCTCATGCAAAAACATGGGGAACTAAACGTGTTTTAGAGTTAGAGCAAAACGGCATACCAGATCCAACTGATGCAACAAAAATAACAATCAGGGATTTACTGTTTAAATATTTAAATGATCCAGATCTTGGCGGGAAAGCAGGAAGAACAAAACGGTATGTTTTAGAAATGCTGTTTGATTCTGATTTGTCTAAATATGGGCTAACAGAGCTTACCGTTTCACATATTGTTGATCATTGCAGACATAGACACGCATCAGGTGCATCACCCTCAACCATTAACCATGATGTTAGTTATTTGACCTCGGTATTAAAATCGGCAAAACCTATCTATGGTATAGAATATACGGCTAATCCAGCGTATGAGGCACGCCCGTTACTCATTCAAATGGGATTGATTGGTAAATCGCAACGGCGTAGTCGTAGACCTCAAAAAGAAGAATTAAAACAACTAAGAGAAGCGCTTAAAAAACGAAGCGAACACAGAGAGTGCATTATCCCTTATGTTGATATTTTAGATTTTTCTATTCTTAGTTGCATGCGAATTGGTGAAGTGTGCAAAATTCTATGGGCAGACGTTGACGAGAAAAACAGATCAGTAATTGTTAGAGATAGAAAAGATCCGCGTAAAAAATCAGGTAACCACATGTCAGTGCCTTTACTGGGGGATGCATGGGCAATACTGAGTCGCCAACCAAAAGCAAGTGATAGAATTTTCCCTTATAACCCTAAATCAGTTACTGCAGGTTTTCAGCGCACCAGGAACGCATTAGGGATTGAAGATCTTAGATATCATGACTTAAGAAGAGAAGGGGCAAGTCGTTTATTTGAAGCTGGCTTTAGTATTGAAGAGGTGGCTCAAGTGACAGGGCACAGATCTTTAAATGTTCTTTGGCAGGTATATACAGAGTTATACCCCAAATCATTGCATGATAAATTTGATAAATTGAATAAAAGTTGATCTTTTTCACCTCTAAATTATACTGTATAAATAAACAGTAAATGGAGGTGTTCATGATTCATATAAAATTATTTTTTGATAAAGCAATTCAAAAAAATACCCATCCTGATATGTTTAACGCGCTGAAAAAAGAAGTAAAAAAGAAACTTTCCCCTTCTTACTCTGAGTTGGAGGTTAGTGCTTTGTGGGGGTCACAAACAAAGTTAATCATTGATGGACTAAAGAAAAATGAAAAAAAAGACAAAATAACCGATGCATTAGAAGAAATATGGAGCGATACAAGCTGGATGCCTGAGGTTGAGTCGTCTAACTCTGATGAGCTTGAATATTTTGATAAGTAAAAGATAACAAGCTGGATTATATCTATTTTCCAGCTTGTTTTTCTCATTGAAGGTGTTCAAATTCTTGTTTTGCTGTTTCTCTTTTTTTATCTATCCATTCCGCTAAATCTACAATATGCACCAATCTTCCTGATTTTTGATTATCCCTGTATGTTGGAAATGGTAACTCGCCAAGGTTAGCTTTTTTATCAGCCCAAGAAGGCGATATGCTAAGGAATTTCTCAGCAACAACAGATAGAGGAATTTGAGACGTTTCATATTCAGCTAACAATAAAAATACTGTATTCATATTTTCTCTCCACACTGTCCGTACACAGTTTAAATAGATATTAGTTAATGATGGTGGTAATTATTTACTGATTTTTTTTATAGAACGCCATCCAATGTGTTTTATCGTTTTTCCCTACACGCTGAACGGCAGTTGGTTTTTCATTGGTTAAAGCTAATATTTGTTTAACGGATATTTGAGTTTCATTCCACTTAAACAATAAGGTTCCATTTGGCTTTAACACACGAAATGCTTCAGTAAATCCTTTTTTTAAATCTTCTTTCCATGAATCTTTATTTAACGAACCATATTTTTTAAACATCCAACTATTTTTACCAACTCTAATTAAATGAGGTGGGTCAAATAGCACTTGATAAAATGAATTATCTTGGAAAGGAAGATTTTTAAAATCAGAAATAATATCTGGTGTTATATTTAAAATTCTCCCGTCACATAAAATATGTTCTTCTGATCTAATATCATTAAATAAAACACGGTCATCTTGTTTATCAAAATAAAACATGCGAGAACCACAACACATATCAAGTATTGGTTTCATCTTATCTCCAATAATTTATTCATAAAAAATAGTATTAGTGTAGAGAGTTATTAATTATATGTATTTTATTTTTGATGTAATTACATGTTAGCTCAATTTCTAATTTTTTTTCTGATAAGAATAAGTTTGAGTCTAAACTATTATTTTCTTTAATGTCGATTATTATTGAGTTATATTCACTTGTAGCATCAATTAAATCACTTATATTTCTTGTTAAGAGCAAATCATGTGACGTTAACTTTTCATAATAAAACTTAAGGGTTGTTATATTTATTTTGAAAAATAAAAGATTGTTTGTTTTATCGTATTTTTCGATTAGAGTATTATTATTTTCTGTATTTTTTGTTTTTTCCTCTCTAATTTTGTCTTTAATGATATCAAGCGCATTATTTACGTTATCTTTTATATTGATTAGCTCTATAGCTAAATTTTTTTTAATTATTTTTATTTTTTTTCTTTCTCTCCTACATTGGTCAAAATAAATACAGATAGCTATAAATACACCCATTCCAGAAACCACGTTAGAAATAATAACTACACAATCAATCCAATCTCTATTGTTCATAATCCCTCCTTAATTAAAATGGGAATCATACTCACATCTATGTGACTAATCTATTGTTACATGAGTACCTAAATCACATTAATAAAATGGCGTGGATACATAAGCCCAATCGGTGCGAAAGGGATGTCATCTTCAAAATCCATTGGTGGCTGATTATTTTGGGCTTGAGGTTGAGCTGGTGGTTGGTTTTGCTGTGCCGGTTGTGAACCTACTGATTTATTAGCACCACCTAGCATCTGCATCGAACCACCAACTTTTACAACAATTTCTGCTGTATAGCGTTTAACACCGTTATCATCCCATTCGCGTGTTTGTAGTTGGCCCTCAATATAAATTTGGGAGCCTTTGCACAAATAGCCACTGGCGATGTCTGCGAGTTTTCCAAACAGAATGACACGATGCCATTCTGTCTTTTCTCGGTTTTCACCCGTTTGTTTATCTCGCCACTTTTCTGATGTGGCCACAGCTAAATTGGCAACAGCACCACCAGAGGGAAGATAACGAATTTCAGGATCACGACCTAAATTACCGATAAGAATTACTTTGTTTACTGATCCGTTAGCCATTTTCAGTTATTCCTATTTGAGTAATATCGCCACCAATAAGATGGCGATTAATTAATAATTAAGCTGAAAACTTGCCAATGAATGTTTCGATATCACTTTCATCAAATTCATCACAAAGTAGATTGCGAAACTCTTGAGCGATTTGTTCTTCAAGGTTTTCAAGTTGAACAATACGAAGCACTAAAACGGGAACATCACCGCCAGTAAGCACGCTATAACGCAATTTAATACTACGTTCTTTTAACTCGTCATACGGAGTGCAGGTGAACTGGAATGCTGTTGGCATAACATCTTTGCTTCTTGCTTCAACATTTTCTAATACTGAACGTTTGGCGCTAAAATCGTGATCTTCATGTTCAGCAGAGCGTGTTGATTCAATCGTAATACGGCGAACAGCAGAAATAGCTTGTTTGATATCTAGAACATTACCGTCAGCATCGAACGCCATTAAATAATCACGCCAGTCTTCTAACCATTCCGCTAATTCTTTTTGACGATGTTTAACACCATCAATTTTTAATAGTGCTGCGAATGGGGCTGTTTGTTTTAATTTCACAAGAGCCGTATTATCAGCATGACCAGGCTCACCAATTGTGCCGATATTGAAAATAGTTTTGGCACTCATTTCATTGGCATCAATAAAGCAACTAACACCTTCATCAATTGCATTCTTGATTGAGTATTTAACAAAATCACTGATGCTTGTTGTTTTCATTTCACCACGGAAACGGAAGCGACCTTCTTGTAAGTTTTCTAAACTACTTACTTTAAAGTCATTAGGAAGGACAATGGCAGGGCAAAGAGACTTCTCTATTGCATCGAGACTTAATGAAGCCACCGCCATATTTTGAATTTGCGAAATAGCATTACCGTCTAATTGAGACATGAATAAACTCCTACTTATTTAAAAGCATTAAATTAAATGGATAGGTTTAATTAAAAATAAGGAAACTAATTAACGGATTTTAATTTCCCGTCGGGCTGACCTTGCAAAGAAAATAATTGACCTTGATCTTCTTGCATAATTGTCAACTTACCACCTTTACCCACGTACATTGGTGTTTTGGTGGTGTCTTCTTCAGCCCGTTTTCCGCGTGGTGTTGGTGCAGAGAATTTAAGTTTATGAGTTATTTCAACTCGTTTTTCTTCCATTGAATTACTAAGGCGAGCAATATCTAATTCAATAGTGACCTTGCCTTTTCCACCATTATTTAAAACGCCTAAAGCCACATCATTTAAAACAGCAGAGACTTTATTTTCAAAAACGCCAGCGTCCAATTCGGAAAGAAAGTCGGGAACATTTGTCTTACGATCTTCTTGGCTCATTTCTATAACCTCACGTTATCACTTCACACAATAAGAAAGGGCACTAGCGAGTTGACATAATCCTGATAAGACATTTCACAAGTAATGCCAGTACCCTTACTTATTGTTAGAGTCATAATCAAAAAGAGCGGACCACCTGTGGTTTCATCAGCCCGATTGGGATTCGGATTTCTAGCTGACTGCAGGTTACTTTTTTTCACGCCCACGCTCTTTGGTTATAAAACTAACTTTATAAAAATGGCTGACTGAGCAGAACATTATCACCACACCCCCGTTAATGGTTTAAGACTCAGCCAGCCATTGTTTCTCTTCACACGTTCTCTTCGCACTTCAAATATTGTGCCTGATTATTTTCCCACATCAGGCGGTGGTGGTATCTTGGTGTTCTCACACAACCAAGAGGGTAAAATATGGCTGAATTCAATCGGACATTGCAGTTAGATTTAGTTAAATGCGCGGTAGATAGTTACCCTGCGCCTATAGATACAAAAAATCTCCCATCGACCATAAAGAATGCTGATACAGAAACCCTTGCAAAAAATATCATGTACCTCAATGAAGAGGAGTTATTAATTGGTGGTGCTGAATATGTAATTGGTGGTATTCATGTTTCACTTAATAATGTTAGAGCGACTAAAAATGCTATAAATTTACTTAGTGAAGATGGAAGCATTTCGGCATCACTCAAGGTTGTTACTGTTAAATTCCATGATGATACCATTGCTGCACTCCGTGAATTTATTACGCAGAATGTTCCCGATCCAGAAGAAAGGAAAGGGTATTTGCAGCGCTTAAAAGAGCTTCCCGCTGACGCCACAAAACACATCGTGCTTCAACTATTGGGTAAGGGGTTGAATCAAATACCGGACGCAGTTCAGTGGCTACAAACAGTGCTCCGTTCTTAACAAATTCAGATTCTTCACTGTGTTTTACAAACTTAATCCAACCGATGGTTTCATGTAACTCTAACCAAAAGTCTTCGTGAATATTGTCGGTTGACAGAGTTAGCGCGTTCTTATGAAAGACTAAGGCATAGATCCTGATATTTTGTTTTTTATTAGTAGCATTATTCACGCTAATTTCCCCACACAATTAGTTCTCTTCACACATAAAAATCATTTAATTTGGATCTGAATAGCACTTTTATTTGTGTACTCTGCTATTTCAGCATCCAGTTTTGCTAGTTTATCCACCAGCTCTTCACGTCTTGCGTTTAACTCACCGATGACTTTGATAGACGATAGTTTCTCTTTCATCCAATCAACAACATCTGCATCAGTGAAATTGGCTGGCGGTATGATTACTGGTTCAGTTGTCATAAGTATTCTCTTCACACACTTTATTTCGCTTTAGAAATAGAATGCAACTAAAAGTAGATATTGTCAACAACTAAAAGTAGAAAATGAGGGCGTAAAAAAACCAACTAAAAGTTGGTTTTAATTATTATGCAAATTGTTTAAACGACATGGGCAGGCTTCTTATGAGTTTTCCATGAAAGTAAACCTCATGGATTTCATGATCATCAATAAAAAACGGAGGGTAAAAATCATTGTCTGATATTACAGCTAATTTTCTACCCTTAACTCGTTGTAGTCGTTTAATAAAAGTAGAATCTTCAAAATTAAAAATATAAATACCATCACCATTGAACTGATTTATTTTTGTATCTATAAAAAGTAAATCTTTAGGGTTCAATGTTGGAGTCATGCTATCGCCATCAACATTGATGATCATCACTCCATCTAAATTACTGCGACCAAACAACTCATAAACACGTTCTTGAGGTATTTCTATTGATCTAACAACCTCTGGAAATGGGTTGTTAATATAACCATTGCCTGCTGATGCAAACGCTTCAATTTGTCTAACTATGGCCGTGTCTTTATTGAATTCCTTTTTAGGATCAGTTTGTAGACCGACTCCATAATCAAGATATGCTGGGGTTGAAAAAACGGTTTTAGCAACTAATTCCATCTTATCATCTCTAGGTTTGGCTGTGCCTAATGTATATCGACGCGCCATTTCATAAGACACGCCAACCTGTTCGGACAATTGCCGAATATCTACATTAACCTCTTTCATTCGCTGGGTTAGTCGTTTAGCGAAACTATCATATTTGTTATTTTCTACCATAAGTAGAATTCTATCTACCAATCCCGTCATTGTCATTTCTATTTTAAGTTGTTTTATTTGTCTACTTTAAGTAGTATTGATGTATTACTTAAGGAGAGGCATTTATGCACCAAGAAAATTATACAGAAAAGGCAATTAGAACAATTGGGGTGCCATCTGCAGTATCTCGAATGTTTGGCTTTAATTCCCCTCAATCAGTTTTTAACTGGATTAAAAATAACAAAGTACCAGCAGAGCGAGTAATCCAACTATGTGAGTTAGGTGGTTGGGTTGTATCACCACATCAGCTACGACCCGATCTCTATCCCAATAAAACCGATGGTCTACCAAAACAATAGCAAAACCGATTAAAGCAGTTAACTACAAGAATTTATCAATGGTGGTAGGAAATGAGTAACAAATCAATAAAACAGGTAGTGAAAGAAATGTGTGAGGCAACAGCTGGTGGGCGTGAGGCAATGGCTGGTGCGCTTGGTCTGTCTTTAACATCATTCAACAACAAGCTTTATGAGAAAAACGGTTGTCGTTCATTTGATTTAAATGAGTTGTTAGCGATGCAAGATATTTCTAAGACCGTTTTATTTGCTGAATTTGTCGCTCGTGAATCAAATCGTTTACTCGTTGACAGAATTAGTCCTGCGGAACTGGACGAAACGGAATTGTTTGTACTGCGTAGTGGTGTTGACGAAATGCAGGGGCGTTTAGCTTTATTCATGAAAGATAGCTTGGCTGATGGCGTTATTGATAACGAAGAAGAGCGAAAGATAAAAATGATGTTGGATGGATTAATTTCACAGATCCGCACATTTATGAATGCGTTTGTTTCGTTACATCAAAAGAGAAATTAAAGATGGCTATATCCAGAAAGGGTGAAGCCAAAGGTGTACGGCCTCTGGCTTCGGTTTGCAAATTTCAATTGTGTGAAGAGAAATTAGCATGAGTAGATTAGCGCATTTAATACCTAAAAAGCAATTCCGTTGTTTACCTGTCTCGGGTAGTCAGTCATTTCGCTATGTAGAAATCATAGCGTCTGACGAACAACCAGACAACTACAAGAAACCTGCATATTTGGTAGATAGACAGTCTCTTAAAAAGGCATGGGCTGATTTTTATTTTTCAAGTGGAGAGCGGGGCAATGAGCAATGAGAACCCAAACCAACTTGATCGCTACTACAAAAATCACAGGGGTATCGTTGTTCATGTTGTTCGTTATGACAGAGAAAAACAGCGAGTCATTTTTATGCTGGATGGTTGTGACGATCCACAATGTGAACCCTTACAACGATTTAAAGAGAAGTACACACGTATTAAGTAATGAGGTGGCAAGATGAGTTTATTATTACTAAAAAGTCGCCCTTTAGTCGTTATTCCTGAATTAGCGGTACGCCTTGGTTTAAATGAGGCGATGCTGCTACAGCAAATTCAATATTGGCTAACTGAAACTACTTCAGGTGTTGAATATGACGGCTCACGCTGGATTTATAACACCGTTGAAGAGTGGAAGAATCAATTCCCTTTTTTCTCTGAATCAACGATTAAACGTGCTTTTACTAATTTAAAAAAGCAGGGTGTTTTACGCATTGAGCAAATCAATAAATCGAACCATGACCGTACTAATTATTATGCGATTAACTACGATCACCATCTGCTAACTGATGGGGTCAATATGACCCAATCGAATAGTGATAATACATCTAATCGAGCAGTTCAAAATGACCTTATCGATAAGCGCAAATTGAAACCGTCAAACAGTTCAAAATGCGCTGTTCTGAACGGGTCAAAATGGCCTGATCTTACAGAGAATACAACAGAGATTACTTCAGAGAGTACAACAGAGACTAACTCTTCTTGTCAGGTTCCTATTGAACCCGACAACGCTCCTGAAAAATTAATTTTGGATTATTTCAACAAGGTGACAAATTCCAAATATCGTGAAGGAAAAACAACGACAGGGCATATCAAGGCGCGATTAGCAGAAGGATTTACCTCTGAAGACTTGATATTAATTACGGATTACCTGACAGCTAAATGGCAAAAAGATCCCAAGATGCGTGATTACTTACGCCCTAAAACATTATTTGTTCCTGAAAACTGTATTGAATACCAAGATAAGGCGATCAAATGGCGTGATGCAGGGCGTCCTGAATGTGTGAATGGTCGTTGGTTAAAGCCTGGAGAAGTTTCAGTGGAAATTAACACGGTTGAACGTGATGAAACTTTTAGAAAAATGTTCACCTCAGGCTGGAAACCTGAAAATCGTATTCAAGCATTAGCAGTCGAGCAAGCAAAGAAAAATGGTCTTGGCCGTATGAGTGAAGTTGCTGGTTTAGCTTCATTCCGTGGTATCTGGAAACAGGCGACAGAACAAGTTGCACTGGAGGCTAAGTGATGATTGATTACGCACTGAAATTACAGGAGTTAAAAAGCCAACCTGCTCATAAATTAAAAGAAATTGGTGACCAATGGCAATCACCAGATAACCTTTACTACGGTATCAACTCTAAATATGGACCGTTTACTTTAGATTTATTCACTGATGGTCAAAACAGCAAATGCCCGCATTTCTATACCGTTGAGGACAACGCACTCACTCAAGACTGGTCAGCGAAGCTAAAAGAAATCGGCGGTGTTGCCTTTGGTAACCCTCCTTACTCACGTAGTTCATATCACGAAGGTCAACCTTTAACAGGTGTTGGTCACATCATGAGCCATGCATTAGCTATGCGTGAAAAACACGGTCGATATGTTTTTTTATTAAAAGCAGCTACATCAGAAACATGGTGGCCAGAAGAAGCGGATCACGTTTGTTTTATCCGTGGACGTATTGGTTTTGACGTTCCTGAGTGGTTTGTTCCCGCAGATGAAAAACAGAAACCAACGGGCGCATTCTTTGCTGGGGCAATAGTTGTTTTCGATAAAACATGGACGGGTAAAAAATTCGATTACATTCATCGTGATGAATTAGAGCAGATCGGCAAAACATTTATTGAACAAGCAAAATGGCTTGTATCGAGAGGTGTCGCATGAAAATCACAGAGCAAATCTTAGCGTTGTACAAAGTCGGTGAAGTAGTAGATCGCGACATTATTACTCGTGATTTAGAAACCACTTTAGGTGGTGCCTCTCGTGCACTTGCTCATCTCCATAGTCTCGGTGCATTAACCAGAGTTAGTGAAAATTACCCGCTTTACTATCAAGTGACGAATGAGGCTAAAAAAGTTCATAACGCAATGATAGAGGAGCGTAAGTCAGGAGAATCCGTCTACCTCGAAAAGCTAAATGCTCAGAAAGCAAAAAAACGAGGTATTCCAACAATCATATGGGTAAAACACGCCACTTCTAATTTTGCACATATGGGGAAATTACCAACTGAGCCCTACGATTCGTTAGTCAGAGCAGTAAGGAGTAATCACTAATGAACAATAAAAGCTGTCCATTCTGTAACTCTAAAAAACTAGAAGTCATGCAAGTGATGATCAATACATTCACTCGCTGTCAGAAATGTGGAGCAAGAGGTCCTATTGCTAATAACGCGGACGAAGCCCTGAAAGCTTGGGATAAAAGGAGTGTAAACGATGCTAACTAAATACGCGCTGTTTATAGGTTTTTGGTTCGTTCTCATGCTGGCTATTGGGTTGTGGGGGACTTATGCCTGAACTCATGCTCACGTTGCCATTTCCACCTAGTGTTAACTCATATTGGAGAAACATTAAGGGTAGAACGCTGATCAGTGAAAAAGGGCGTAAGTTTCGAATTAACACCATTGCTTCTGTATATGAGCAGTTAAAACGAAAACCCAAAGCTATTAAAGAAAATGTCTCTGTCCTGGTTCGTTTATACCCACCAACAAAACAGCGCAGGGACATTGATAACTTTTTAAAGGCCCCATTTGATGCATTAACACATGCGGGTATTTGGAAGATGATCAGCAGGTAAAGCATATGGATGTGATGTTAATGGAAGTCGTAAAGGGTGGAAAGTTAGAAATCACTATCCGCTCATTTAATAACGTGATGTACGGTCACGAGTAAAACGTGGAGAGAAATAGCATGAATGGATTAATTGTTATTGATGGTTTTCAGGTTCGTAGAGATGTAGCCGGTCGCTATTGTTTAAATGATTTACATCGAGTATCGGGTGGTGAAAAGCGCCATCAACCATCGAACTGGAGTTCATTGGCTCAAACCAAAGAGTTAATTGATGAAATTTCGACCGCTCCTGAGATCACAGGAGCGCCCATTGTGACAGTCGCTGGTGGATATAACCAAGGGACGTATGTTTGCAAAGAATTAGTGTATGCCTACGCAATGTGGATCAGTGCTTCTTTTCATTTAAAAGTAATCCGCACATTTGATGCCTTAGTGACACAACAGCACCAAGAGAAACTCAGTGATAAGGTCCAAGCTGGCGTGATACTACTGGAATCGATGTCTAAAAGTTTAAATTTTTCGAATTCATCAAAATTAGGCGCTTATCAAAAATTACAGGCCATGGCGGGATTACCTGAATTAGCACCTGTGTATGCGATTGATGCACCAAGTGGATCTATGGATGGCTCCAGTCGTCCAACAGTTGCATTATCAACACTGATCAACAAACACAACCTACCTATTTCAGCACAGCAAGCCTATAAGCGATTAGCCGAACTAGGCATTGTTGAACGTCTATCACGCCCAAGCACGAAAACTGCTAGCAAAACGAAAGAGTTTTGGTCTGTTACGGCTAGAGGTTGTCAGTTTGGGAAGAACATGACCAGTCCTAGTAATCCTCGCGAAACCCAACCGCATTTCTTTGAGAGTAAAACGGATGAGTTGATTCGCATGGTGATGCTGAATAAACAGGTGAGTGCATGAAATTATTATTAACGCCTTATATTCAGCCAGAGCTTGGTGTTGTGCTACTTAAACCTGGTGCTGAATTACTCGAGCAATTTAAAAAGCATCACCGCGTGATTATTAGTGATGTGCCAAAAAGTTTAGATGTGTTGCCCTCAGGCGCATTAACGGGCGATGAACAGCCGATTTTAAACAATAAGCACATCATTCAATTTCTTAATAGTAAAAAAGTGATCCACACCATCGATAAAGTGGCACCGATGGACTCTTGGGTTATTAGTAATATCAAATACTGTCAGATTGATAACGATGAAGATAATTATCATCACCATGAGTTAGTAACGACATTTAATGAGGCTGGCGTGATCCGCACTTGTTGGCATCACGATAATCATATTCGTCATTCATCAGCAGGTTGGGTTGCTGAATTAGCTCATAAAAATCGTATTAATTGGATGTTAGATACTATCCGTTTTCGTTTGAGATTAGATAGTGGCCACCAGCTGACAATACCTGATTTTTTCTCATTTGCAGTAATGCATAAATTAGTTGATGAATTACCTGAACCAATATTACGCCAGATTTTAAATTGGTCAGATAAACAAGAGGAACGCAAAGTTCATGGTGGTTTTCCTGAAGCTGACATTATCCCAAGCAACGTAACAGCATTATCTGCAATGAATGAGCGTTTAGAGTCGATAAAACCGGTTATTAAAGTTGCTGTCGATCCAGAGCCACCAGCGTCGTTTCTTCTTAAACCTAAAATGCAACGTTGGGAAAATACCAATTGGCTTCAATGGGTGAAAACTCAACCGTGTTGCGTGTGTGGGCAACAGGCTGATGATCCGCACCACATCATAGGTCATGGCATGGGCGGTATGGGTACTAAGGCTCACGACTTATTCACTATTCCATTATGTCGTATTCACCATGACGAGCTACATCGTGACCCCAAACTATGGGAAGCCACTCACGGCAATCAACTCGAATTGTTATTTCATTTTTTAAACCGTTCATTAGGCATCGGTGCATTTATTTAACGTGTGTACGGCACGAGGAGTATTAGATGATTTATCCATTGACAGTAGGTAAAGGCGAAGAGCATTTAAAATTACGTACACTGGAAAGTGTGTGGATCCGTGGGCGTTTGAAAATGTGGGGAAGATGGGCGGCTTTTAGTAAGGCTCCTAGCGCTACAAGTATGTTTAATCAATTATTGGAAGAACCAACAATCACAAAAAAAGCCTTAAAGGATGCAATAAATAGAATGCATACATCGGGATTATCCAAAGAAACTTTATTGATGTTTCTAGAAGAGTTTAAGGATAAAAAAACACTTAGCAGTATGTGGTTTTGCTCTGATACTGAAGGTGGTGAAATGGATAAGGTTATTTGTGAAGTAATGAATGCAGATGCTGGGTTGCTGAATATTCTTAAGCAGCACTATGTTTATAAAAAATCAAAACATGAGATAGCATTAGAGCTTTGTGAGAAAGATGGTCGTTATTGCTTGCGTACATATCAGGACAGAGTTAAAGCATGGCTAAATGTGGCTGAATTTATGCTCTATCGCCCAATGTGCGATAGATTTGATAGAGAGTATCATTATTCTGAATAAAGCTTGACTATTTTGCCGATAAAGTTATAGTTTTCATATATGCTGTGCGAAGTTATACACGCAACACAGTAACCGGATTTAAAGCCTCGCTATTGCGGGGCTTTTTTATTATAGTTTTTCCAAAAATGTTTGATACCGCTCTATATCAGCATTACTTACATTCTCATCTTTTTCCATCCAATTAAGTAATTGTGATAAATTTTCGTTTGTGAAAAATAGTCTCGCTATTTCTAGTTTATCTTTTAATCTAGTTATATTTGTATTTATGGCGTTTATTTTTACCATTATTTTCTTTAGCTTAGTTCTTGATGTTCTTTCGGGGTCGCAGGATTCCAATTCCGATACCGGTGCTTTTAATTCAGAATAAAAGATAGAATCCAAACTATCATCCTTCGATAAAAAATCTATATACTTGATTTGCCCAACAACGATATCGACGGTTTCATCAATACGTCGGCCTGCAACTTCTGCTAACTCTTTTTCTTTAGCTGTTGTGAGCGTGGTTAAGTAGACCTTATTGTCATTATTGCCATACATAATTTGAAGTCTATTATAAGCAGACCTCCCAATTATATTAGGGTCGGATATATCTTTAAATAAGCGTATTGCCCATAAAATGTTTTTTGGACCCACAGTTAATTCATTTATTTTCTTCCACAAAGTGAATATTTCTGGTTTAGCCAGCCGGGCACTTTGTTTTAATTTTTCATATTCAACTTTATTTAAAAACTCTGATGACATTTCACCAAAAATAACATCAAAGTATTTATTACCACAGGCATTACCAATATTTGTTTCTATTTCTGCATCGGTTTTTACAATATACCCTCGTAAATGAGGGGTATTACAATTTTTTAGACCACAAGATATTTTTTCATCAAGCTCATAGTAACCTATTATTTTCTCTAATGATTTTCCTTTTATGTCAAGTGCTTCAGTATAATGCTCTCTATTTTTTATAATGCTCCAGTCAGGTACTTGGACAATTTCATCGTCTATTTGTAGATATATTTTATTTGCCATTGTAATACCTTTATTTTTGTACAGAGTAATTATTATACAATGAAATTTAGGTTAGTGATCCTTAACAGTTAATTGTACTTCAATATCTATTAAGTATTTATTTTGATAAACAATAAGTTGAGGCAATTTGTAGTGCACTAGTTCTTAACTTAATTGATAGTGGAAACTTAAGTGTATGGCGTGGCCACTACGAGAGTGTGGTTGATAATTTGGATAATGCTAAAGCCAGTTAGCACCAGTAATAGCCTGACGCTCGGAAATAGGAAACTTGGGAATGCGGTAGAGCGCATCGAATACCGAGACTGTGGGAGATTGGCACCCATATCCACTTTAATTCCACCGAATTCGAGGGAACAGCAACTTGTAAGTAACCCTTACAAGTTCAACCATCCGGAATTACCGGATAGTTCATAAGTTTGATTATTCCGAACAACTCATTTTAAAGGAGATTATGAGTGAATAAAATTAAAGTCACTATTGATAAACTTAATGGCTCAGTCTCTTTTGAGGTTCGTGAGCAAGATAAGTTAATTATTAAAGATACAATTAATGGGAAGTGTTCAAGTGAATTCCATAAGGAATATCTTGTGAATAGCTCGACACTTTCACTAACTTCTGTTGTTACCGAATATAAAGGTAACAAGCCTGAAATATCAGTAAAGGTTATTAATTAATCATTTGATCTTTTAGTTACAAGCAATATTCTGTTTCTGGGTACCCAACAAAGGAGATAGATATGTTTGTAGATAAAAACTTAAAACTAGATCCAATCAATCAAGGATCTGTTTTGGGTTGGGGTGTTGTTAGAAGTAACCCTTGGGAATTAAAAGGGGTTTATGCAACAGAGGAACAAGCTAAGCAAAAAGCCCAATCACTAGGTTCTGATTATGAAATTCATTTTGGTTCACACCGATTACAAAGTGACGACTTTGTTTGGAGTGTCGAGTCATAATCGCAATTTAGTGCCACTTAATGAAGATCGCCTAGGCGGTCTTTTTTATTATCTAAAATAAGGAGCGAAATTATGTACGCACTTAAATTAATTGCTGAACGAGATGGCCGTAAAGTAGAGGAAGTCCACTGCTTAGGAGAAATGTACCGCCTAGAGTTTTACCCAGAATCAGAAAATAAAGATATCGTGGCGCGGGTTGAACACACAAAGAAAGATGCTATCCCTTCATTTGATATTAAGCGTACAGATCATGCTTACATTACGACAGTAACAGGTGATACTGTTCGGGTTATTTCCAGAGGCAGAAAAGTTTGCCAGTAAGGTCATTTCGGTGGCCTTTTTTATTGGAGAAAATATGAAAAATTTATTTATTAATCTATGTATAAAGCTATCTGGTAAGACTAAAGAGCAATTAAATCTAGCTTGGTCATTTCATTATTTCGTTACCCGTTCTAAATATAAAGCTTATTGGCGAGCCGTATTTCATTAATTATCGAAAACCTCATGCAGAGATATCGATAATTGCACACTAGGTGGAGTTGTGCCCACCATCTATTTATATGCAGACCACAGTATCAATCACACATTAATCACTTCACACAAGAGCTGTGTGTCTGCATCCCTTCAACTAAACTCGGACACTCCGTAGGGGGTGTATATGCGCATGGAAAAATTGACCAATGCTACCTACGGAACAGCTGGCTTAACTGCCTTTTTTGCAAGTCTCTCACTTTATGAATGGGGATTTGTAATAGGGATGGGATTCAGCATGCTCCTTGGATTAGCAACTTACTTTATGACACAGCGAGAACAACGAAAACGAACAGCGTTATTTGCTGAATTAGTTCATCGCAATTGTTCTAGCGATCCGCAAGACATAGAAAAGATAGTTGGCGAGATGCTAACTAAAGCTAAAAAGGACATTTAATGAACCTAAAACAGAAAGTGACAGCAGTCGCGAGTGCTGGTGCGGTAAGCATTGCGCTAACAGTGATTGGTTATTTTGAGGGAGTGCGTTATGAGCCATACCATGATGTTGCTGGAATTCTGACGGTTTGTTATGGCCATACTGGAAACGACATTATTCAAGGTAAGACGTACACACAACAAGAGTGTGACGAGTTACTTCAGAAAGACTTTATCAGAACTCAACAACAAGTTGATATCCTGGTTAAAGTGCCAATAGATGATAAAACAAAAGCCTCTTTATATTCCTTTGCTTTTAATGTCGGCACCACAGCCTTTGCACGTTCTACGTTGCTAAAGAAATTAAATGCTGGGGATCAGTATGGTGCATGTGAAGAAATGAAACGATGGGTTTATGCCGGTGGCAAAGTATGGCGAGGGTTAGTCAGTCGTAGAGACGCGGAGTCAGCACTATGTCATGGAAACCTTTAATTATCATTATCAGCTTTATCCTCGTATTACTCATCACGGTCGCTGGTGGTATTTATCTCTCAATTGATAATTCATGTGTTAACGATAAAGCCAGTTTAGACAAGCGCTGTCAGATAGCTCTCTCACATCATCGGTACTAATTATGAAGCACTGGAAACTTTACATTGTCATTATGATAGTGGGGATTGTTGCTGGTGGTTGCGTGCTGATTAATGCACAGGCGAAAAGAATTAACGCACTGACAGAAAACAACAAAGAACTTACAGTCACGCTCGAAGAGCAGAAAGCTATCAATACTGACTATCAAGCACGCATAGAGCGACTAAATCAACTTGATATAAGGCATACACAGGAGCTTGTTAATGCAAAGAATGAAATTAGTCGCTTACGTGATATTAGCGAGCGTAATCCTGAGCGGGTGTACATCAAAGCCGAGTGTCCAAAGAGCACCAGTAATTCCACCACCAGCATGGATGATGCAACCACCGCCCGACCTACTGACACCGCTATCCGAAATTATTGGTTACTCAGAGAGCGAATTGCAGAGTCAGAGCAAGTGATATTGGGATTACAGGATTACATTAGAACGGAGTGTGTGAACTAAAAAAGCCCTACGTAGGGTACGAGGGCAAACTAACAAGATATCAATTAAAGTATAGCGATGTTTACTTAGTATAGCTTAGGTAAATATATATACCAGATTGATTATTCTTATCTATCTCCTACCTAAATAAACAGCGCAATATAAAAATAACCCTGTGAGTTTGATTTCACAGGGCGGCTGAATTTAAGCAAAAAATAAATACATATTAATCATACTGCTATTTTTATTTCGTGCCAATAGAAGAAAACGTAGCGTTGTCGTTGTCTCCTATGTTAGCCATGACCTGTTTTATTCTCGACAGATAGCGCATAGTGAGAGTCAAAAACAATGAATACCACCGCCTTAGCTATTTTCGGTCATTATCAGCAACGTCAGCTGTAGGTAGAAGAAGGGGCGTGACTATGGAGAGACATTATTAATTCTACAAACGTCATTCATTGAGCGGCGTTGATAGAGTTTATATAGATAGCCATCAGTTAATCGCTGGTGGCTTTTTTATTGGAGATAGATATGTCAGATAACACTATTCAATTAAAAGTCTCAGTGGATACAAGTGAGTTAGATAAGTTAGAAGAACAACTCAATCGTATTAAGCAACTGATGCAAGATTTAGGTGTCAAGGTCAATATCAAACCAGAGCAAGGCAATGATTACTTTATTGCAGGTTCAGGTCAGTATTTTATGAAAGATGCTGTTATTGATGGAGCAAAACTTAAGTGCTGTGTATCAGGTGATGCAGTGTTTAGTGGTGTGCTTGTCAGTAATAAGTCAGAGCGTGACATCAATGCTCAGCTAGCAGATTTACGTATGCGAGCTGATCGACAAGATGCAGATATCAATGAGTTAATGCAGGCGCGAGAAATTGAACGTCATGCGTGGGCTAAACTTACGAACGAGCTAAATAACAGAACGTGGTGTAGTCAGAAGTAAAGGTGAGGCATCTCACCTTATTCATAATTTATAGAGCTAGATTATTTCGCCGAGAAGCCTATGGGTTTCTTCGATAGGGAATTCATCCCAATAATAATCGGACATGTATCTATATTCAATGGATGTATTTCGCCAAGAGGTCGCTGTTGCAGAGTTGTAATACTCCACTTGCTTATCTAGTTTTTCGATAAAATTATTAGCATCGCCAGTAAGTGAAAGCCCTTTGATTTCATTGTGAAATAGAATAACAATATCTTTTAACTGATACAGTTGTGCTTTCATTGGTTCTATAGAAAACAAAGTATGCATAGCATGATGTAACGCTTTTCTTTCTAGTAATGGCTCAAAATTAGTGGCGTGTTTCCTTCTATATAATTCGATATAAAGACAAAGCCTAATCATTTGATTCATTCGTCTAACAATCTTTAGTTTTGTTAGAGAGGTTAGGTTTTCGGGATCAATATTGTGGGATTTTATTATTCCAGCCTCGATGATCTCTTCTATTCTGTGAATCGTATTAATATTTAACATTTCAATTTTCCTTAAAGAATAAAAAGAAAATGATAGTAGGCTTTGATCTAAAGTCAAAAGGTACTCCCGGCGGGGTACCCTATCCACGGGGCGGCGCGCACGCGGGAAACGGCTCATTTTTTAATTTTTATCGGTCGTCACCACCAGTGCAATTATTTGATAAATATATGTTAAAAAAATCACAGTGATGAATTTGTTTGTTTTTTGTTCATCGCTAACTCAAGATTTCAACTCTCATTTTTATTGTTTTACATCTCATTTCACTGCGCATTCACAGCGCAATTACTAAAACGTCGGATCCAATCACTTTGATATGAGCCTTCGAGGAAGTCAGTTATAGCTGGCGAGCTTCGACGGGCTGATTTTCTATGTGAACGAGGGTTCATTTCAAATGTAGGAAATACGTTATGACTCATTTAATGGTAGTAAACGGCATTGATTTTCGTGAGCTTGTTTTTCTGAGTGGTTCAAATGCAGAAACAGACACGTTCAAAGTTGCCTTGGCCTTTAAGAAGGGGCACAAAGATGTTCTCAGAAAAACTAGAGCAGTCATTAAGTCATGTTCATCCAAGTTTGCAGAGCGCAATTTTACGCTTTGCCATGAAAACAATGGGTTACAGAATGGTAAGCCTCAGCCATTTTATAAAATGACACGAGATGGCTGGATGATGTTAGTTATGGGTTTTACTGGCGATGAGGCAGTTAAATTAAAGGAGGCATTTATTAACGCCTTTAATTGGATGGCAGACGTCATAACAAAAAATATTCGTACCATGGAGCAAGAGCGAAATGAAGTAATGCTTGAATTCATGAAAGAGAAAGATGTAGCGAGTATGTCGGGTCGTCTATTGAATAGATGGGGTAGGGTTAAAAAGCCTCAGTTGTTAACTAAGATCGCAGAGATAGAAGAAAAAGGTCAATTACTGCTTCCTAGTGTTGAATGATACGGCTCAAAATAGAGCTAGTTGATTTAATAGATATTTATAGATGGATATTCCCCATATTATTGGATTCGTTAAAGCCTCATTATGATCAGGAGTGGAATAAAACAAATGAAATATGGACAAAGAACTCAAACACCTAAAACTCAATATCAGCCAGATAGCTGCACTTTCTGGTGTCCATCGGCAAACTGCTTCCGCTCGTCTTAATCATTTAGAGCCTGTTGCAGGCAATAGCTCAAATCTAAAACTCTACGCACTCACTGATATTTTATCTGAAATGATGAAGGCGCCAGCCCCTGTCGATAATCAGGAAATGTTACCTCAAGATCGGAAAGCGTGGTATCAGTCTGAGCGGGAGCGTTTGAAGTTTGAACAAGAAGTGGGGGAGTTATTGCCTGCCTCAGACGTTGCACGAGAATATTCAGCACTGGCTAAAGCGATGGTGCAAGTGCTGGAAACGTTACCTGACATATTAGAACGTGACTGTGCATTAACACCGACAGCTGTATCTCGTGTTCAGGGTATTATTGATGATCTGCGTGACCAGATAGCACATCAAGTTTTAAGTGATAACTCGGATGATGAAGAGAGCGATGAGGATGAGTTATGACAGCAACAGTGTCAGCAACCACATTAAGAAAAAATGTGGCTCAACTCATAAAAGCACCAAGGCGAATGCCAGTTGCAGATGCTGTGGCAAAATATATGCGAGTACCAGTAGGCGCGGGTAACTCTGTTCCTTGGGATCCCGCCGTATCCCCTTACATTGTTGAACCTATGAATTGTTTATCGTCACGGCTCTATGATGCAGTGATATTCGTGGGGCCTGCGAGAACAGGAAAGACAGTTGGGTTAATTGATGGCTGGGTAATTTACAATATTGTGTGCGACCCTTCTGATATGTTGCTAGTGCAAATGACGCAAGACAAAGCACAAGAGCACAGTAAAAAACGGCTTTCTCGTACCTTTCGTTGCAGTCCTGAAGTCAGTAAGCAACTCAGTCCTCGCCGTAACGATAATAACGTGTTTGATAAATACTTTTTATCCGGTAGTTTTTTAAAAATGGGGTGGCCATCGATTAATGTGATGTCCTCATCTGACTTTAAATGTGTGGCACTTACCGATTATGACCGTTTCCCCGAAGATATCGACGGTGAAGGGGATGGCTTTTCTTTAGCCTCAAAACGGACAACCACTTTTATGTCTGCGGGTATGACGCTGGTAGAAAGCTCTCCGGGGCGTGATATTACCGATACTAAATGGAGTCGTTTATCCCCTCACGAAGCCCCGCCCACAACGGGTATTCTATCACTTTATAATCGGGGGGATCGCCGTCGCTGGTACTGGCAATGTCCTCACTGCCACGAATATTTTCAGCCTATTTATGATGCGGTGAAGGGATATCGTGATAATCCTGATCCCGTAGAAGCAAGTGAATCTGCGTATGTGGAATGTCAGCACTGTTTAGGTCGCATCGAGCCCCATCAAAAAAGGGAACTCAATAATAAAGGAGTGTGGTTGATTGAAGGGCAGTCCATTGATAAGCAAGGGAAAGTATCTGGAACAGGGCGTCGTTCTCGTATTGCCTCTTTTTGGATGGAAGGGCCTGCTGCCGCTTATCAAACGCTGTCTCAGTTAGTTTATAAATTACTGACTGCAGAGCAAGAATATGAATTAACAGGTAGTGAAGAAACCCTAAAAGCCGTCACCAATACAGACTGGGGTTTACCTTATTTACCGCGTACAGCACAAGAACAGCGTCAGAGTGATGAACTCATTAATCGTGTAGAAAACTGGGAAGAGTCAGTTGTGCCAGATGGTGTGCGATTCTTGGTTGCCACGGTTGACGTACAGGGCGGTAAAAAACGTCGCTTTGTGGTGCAAGTGGTGGGTTACGGTGAAAAAGGTGAACGTTGGGTGATTGACCGATTTGAAATCACGCAATCCCTACGTTATGACAACAACGGTGAATGCCGTCGAATTGATCCGGGTTCGTATCCCGAAGATTGGCAAGTATTAATCACGGATGTATTAGAGAAAACCTATCCATTGCAACATTATCCTCACCATGAAATGGAAATCATGATGTTGGGTGTGGACTCCGGTGGTGAAGATGGCGTTACTGATAATGCTTATAAATTTTGGCGTCGTTGTCGAAAAGAGGGATTACACCGTAAAGTTTATCTCTTTAAAGGGGATGGGCATAAACGCAGTAAGTTAATCACCAAATCATTCCCCGATAACACCAGTCGTTCAGAACGGCGAGCCCAAGCCAAAGGGGATGTGCCTCTTTATTTACTGCAAACTGACCAACTCAAAGACCGGATCAGTTCTGCGTTATCGCGAGATACCGTGGGGCCTAATTATATTCATTTCCCTGATTGGCTGGATGAATCGTTCTATGACGAGTTGACGTATGAAGAGCGTGATGAAAAAGGGCATTGGGAAAAACCGGGTCGAGGCGCTAATGAGGCATTTGACTTGATGGTTTACGCCCATGCCTTAGTGATATTGAAAGGGTATGAAGGTGTCAATTGGGAGAAACCGCCAAAATGGGCGAGGTTGCCTGATGTTGCTCTTTCCTCACCTCCTTCAGTTACCGATATCGCCTCAGAACCCGAAATAAAACCCTCACCCGAAACCCAACAACAGGAAACGTCTGCGGTATCTGCATGGGCACCGGTATCAAACAGCGGAGGCTGGATATGACGAAAGAAGAAATTGAACACATGATTGAGCAATACCGTTTAGCAGAAGAGGCGGTATTAAAAGGCAAATCCATCACCTTTAATGGACAAGCCATGACAATGGAAAATCTCAATGAGATCATTAAAGGTCGTGAGCGCTGGGAGTCACGTTTATCGGCATTGATATCGAGAAAACGAGGCAATCCAATGTATAAATTAGCGAGGTTTAGATGACATTATTAGACAACGCCATTGGTTATTTCGCTCCAAACTGGCAAGCCTCGCGCCTCCGCTCTCGCTTACAAATTAAAGCCTATGAAGCCGTTTTACCCACTCGCACTCATCCCGCTAAACGTGAAAATCGCAATGGTAACCAGCTGACTCAGTTTGGTGGCACATCATTACGGGAACAAGCTCGATGGCTAGATAACAACCACGATATTTCTATCGGTATTCTCGACAAGATGGAAGAGCGCATTGTCGGGGCAAAGGGCATTATTGTTGAGCCACAACCTCTCGATGGTGCAGGGCAAATTCATGAAGATTTAGCCTCGCAAATTCGTCAAGCTTGGGCAGAGTGGTCAGTATTACCCGAAGTGACAGGGCAATTTAGTCGCCCTGTGCTAGAGCGTTTACTGGTCAGAACATGGCTACGAGATGGTGAGGTATTTGCTCAACTTGTCAAAGGCAAAGCCAAGGGATTAGATCCTCAAGCCAATATCTATTTTTGGCTCGAAGCGTTAGAGCCTGACTTTGTGCCTATCCACATGAATATGCCAGAAAGTAAGATTATCCAAGGTATTAAATTCAATGAATGGGGGCGCCCCATTGGGTATCAGGTGTATAAAAACCTCCCTCAATTTAGTGCCAATCTAGGTGATATCAAAACCATCGATGCCGAAAATATGTTGCACCTGAAATTCACTCGCCGGCTCCATCAAGCGCGAGGTGTCAGTTTGTTTTCGGGGATTTTAATGCGCTTAAGTGCGTTAAAAGATTATGAAGATGCGGAATTAACCTCCGCACGTATTGCAGCTTCATTGGGCATGTACATCAAGAAAGGGGATGCAGGTTCCTTTCCTGACGGCGAATACGATGAAGATGAGCAACGTAACATCGATATTCAGCCGGGCATGATTTACGACGGTTTAAAGCCGGGTGAAGAGGTGGGCATGATCAAATCAGACCGGCCTAATCCTAATCTACAAACCTTTCGAAATGGGCAATTACGTGCGGTTTCTGCAGGCAGTCGGGGCAGTTATTCCAGTATCGCCCGTGACTATAACGGTACTTATAGTGCTCAGCGACAAGAGCTGGTGGAGTCGTTTGAAGGTTATAACATTTTTCAAGATACCTTTGTGGCGGGCATTAGCCGTCCGATGTATCGCAATTGGTTAAAAATGGCGATAGCCAGTGGTGTGATCGTAGTACCTCCTGATGTTGACGTTAAATCACTGTTTAATGCGGTTTACAGTGGCCCTGTGATGCCGTGGATTGATCCGAAAAAAGAGTCTGAGGCATGGAAAACCTTATTACGTGGTGGTGCATCGACAGAAAGTGACTGGATACGTGCTAAAGGAGGAAACCCTGCAGATGTGAAACGCCGTCGTAAAACCGAAATTGACGAAAATAAACGATTAGGACTGGTATTTGATACTGATCCTTCTAATGACAAAGGGGCACAAGATGCTAAGCAACAAGAACTTGATGACGATGCCTAAAATGTCGGGGCCAGTAAATCAAAAAAGCTGGTTTCGGATGCAGGCTAAAGAAGACCAAACCGTGGATATCTATATTTATGATGAAATCGGTGGTTGGGGAATTAGCGCACGACGTTTTACGGAAGATTTAATCTCACTAGGGAATCTTAGTCATATCAACCTTCATATTCACTCGCCGGGTGGTGAGGTATTTGATGGTATCGCCATTTATAACCAACTTAAAAACCATTCCGCGACGATCACGGTTTTTATCGATGGTTTGGCCGCTTCAATGGCTTCGGTTATTGCCATGGTGGGTGACACGGTCATTATGCCGAAAAATGCCATGATGATGATCCACAAACCGTGGGGCGTTTCATGGGGTGACGCGAATGATATGCGTGAATATGCTGACTTGCTCGACAAGTTAGAAAATGTACTTATTCCTGCTTATGTCGCTAAAACAGGAAAAACAACAGAAGAAATTACTGCCATGTTAGAGCAGGAAACATGGCTTGATGGCGATGAGTGTGTTGAACACGGTTTCGCCGATAAAGTGATTGAGCCAGTAAAAGCAATGGCAAGTCTTACATCTAAACGAATTGAGGAATTTTCATCTATGCCAAGTGCAATCAAAAATCAAATTAAACCTAAAAACACCACTAGTCCTACACAGCCTCATCCAACTCCAGTGCCAGCTCCGGAGCCACAACCTAGCGCCACCTATGCTGACGAGCAAACGCGCTTAAATGGGATAAAAGATTTATTTGCCATGTTTGGTGGTCGTCACAATGATTTGATGATCACTTGTTTAGCGGATGCGAGTTGCTCTGTTGAGAAAGCGCGTGAGCAATTACTCAATACTGTTGCACAACAACAAAATCCTGAGCCATCAAATAAAGATAATGCACACATTTACGCAGGAAACGGCAATATCGTGGGTGATAGTGTGCGCGCCTCCGTGATGGCGCGTGCGGGTTATCAGGATTATGAAAAAGATAATGCCTTTAATAGTATGACATTGCGTGAATTAGCACGCGCATCACTGACAGAGCGCGGAGTCGGTGTGGCTACGTATAATCCGATGCAAATGATTGGTATGGCGTTTACGCATAGCACGTCTGATTTCGGTAATATTTTACTTGATGTGGCGAATAAAGCGATTTTACTCGGGTGGGAAGAAAACGACGAAACCTTTGAAAAATGGACGAAAAAAGGACAACTTAGTGACTTTAAAACCGCACATCGTGTTGGTCTAGGTGCGTTCCCTTCATTACGTCAAGTGCGTGAAGGCGCTGAATATAAGTACGTCACGCTGGACGATAAAGGCGAAACTATCGCGCTGGCGACTTACGGTGAGTTATTTAGTATTACTCGTCAAGCCATCATCAATGATGACATGAATATGCTGACGGATGTGCCAATGAAGTTCGGTCGTGCAGCTAAAGCCACTGTTGGTGATTTGGTGTATGCGGTGCTCATCGATAATGAAAAAATGAGCGATAAAAAAGCACTGTTTAGTGCCGATCATAAAAACATGATCACCGGCGGGATGGATGTAGAAACCATCAGTGCGGGTCGCACTGCTATGCGTCAACAAAAAGAAGGTGAGCGTACACTCAATATTCGTCCTGCCTTTATGCTGGTGCCAACTACACTAGAAACACAAGCTATCCAAGTGGTTAAATCAGGTAGTGTGAAAGGTGCAGATGTTAATGCCAATATTATTAACCCAGTCCGTGATTTAGCGGAAATTATTGCTGAGCCTCGTTTAGATGATGCGAGCGAGAAAGATTGGTATATGGCCTCACGCCAAGGCAGTGACACTATTGAGGTGGCGTACTTAAACGGAATTGATGTGCCGTATATTGACCAACTTGAAGGCTTTACTTCCGATGGTGTCACCACCAAGGTACGTATTGATGCAGGTGTAGCACCGGTTGATTATCGCGGTCTGCTGAAAGTAACTGGTAAGTAAGACGTCTTTTTTCTTCGTTTTATCCTGATGCCCTGATGGGCTTTTTTTATATCTAAAATCCGGTGTTTCGGCATCGGAAGGAGTTTTCATGGCTAAAAATTATGTACAACAAGGTGGCACAATTGCCCTAGTTAACAGCACAAAAGAGATCATTAAAAGTGGTCAACTGGTGCACGTTGGCGCTATTGCTTGTGTTGCGATTACCGATATTCAACCTAGTGAGAAAGGTGATGGTTTCGTGGAAGGTGTTTTTTTGCTGAACAAGAAATCGGGTATTGCCTTAAAAGCCGGTGCGACGGCGTCCGTTAAAGACAATGTCGTGGTGGATACAGGTGGCACACCTGCAGGTATTGTTTGGGATGATGCGGATGCATCGAGTGAAAATGTCACAGTTAAGCTTAATGTGTTTGTGCCATCAGCTGGCGCACCTCAAGGTTAAGGTCAACACTGATGAATCCATTTGAAAAGCTGGTAAAAAGAATGGATAACGTGACCACAGAACGGATGGGGATCCCCATCCGTATTAATGGTGTTTTTTATCAAGCACTCGAATCTCACTTTATCCCTGAATTGGGGCCGGTGAGTGGTGATGGGGTGAGTTATGTTATTTTCTCGTCAACCTATCATCCTGATCGTAAGGATTTTGTTGAAATTGATGGCAAAACTTACCAAATCACTCGGCATCAAAAGTTTAATGGTAAACCACATATTTGGATTAAATAGGTGGGTGATATGAAAGGATTAGAGCAAGCCATTAAAAACCTGAATAGCATTAATGATGAAATGGTACCGAAAGCAACAGCAATGGCGATTAACCGTGTCGCTCGCCGTATCATTAGTCATAGTGTTAAACGGGTTTCAGCCGAAACGAAAGTGCCACAACGCCTCATTCGCCAACGTGTTCGGCTTAATCGTGCGAGCAGTCGCTATAAAATACCTCGCGCTAGATTAGTGATAAACCGGGGTAATTTGCCTGCTATTGCACTGGGTAATGCGCGCGTTCAATTATCAAGAAAACGAGGTAATCAAAAAGGAGCTGGAAGTGTGTTGAAAGTGGGGAGATTTTCTTTTCCTCATGCTTTTATTCGACAGCTTGATAATGGGCGCTGGCACATTCTTCAGCGAGTTGGGGAAAGTCGTTATCCCATCGAAGTAGTTAAAATACCACTCGTCACACCGTTAACAACAGCTTACACCGAAGAGTCAGAGAAGCTTATTGAATCTGATATGCCAAAAGAAATGGCGTCGGCCTTAAAGCAACAATTACGGCTCTATATAAAAGGGAGGGTTTGGTGATCAAGCATACGCAAATCCGGCATGCAATTAAAGAGGCGATTGAGCCTCATGCCAATGAGGCAACAGTATTTGATGGTCGCCCTTTTTTTGTGGATGAAAACGACTTCCCAGCGATTGCTGTGTATATCACCGATGCTATCTCAACAGGTGAAAATCTTGATGAAGATAGCTGGCAAGCGATTGTTCACATAGAAGTTTTTCTTAGCGCCAACAATCCTGACGCTGAGTTAGATAAATGGGTTGAAGCCGTGATTTATCCTGCGCTGACCTCTATTCCTGCACTTTCTAGTCTTATCGAAAACATGACACCCAACGGCTATGACTATCATCGTGATGAAGAGATGGGGTTGTGGGGTTCTGTCGATCTCAATTATCAAATTAGTTATTCAATGTAAAAAGGAATCATTATGCCTACACCAAATCCATTAGCACCCGTGAAAGGTGCCGGTACCACGCTTTGGATTTATAGCGGTACCGAAGACCCATTAAAAGCGCCGTTTGATGATACGGATTGGACGCGACTGGCAAAAATTAAAGAGTTACAGCCGGGCGAAATTACCGCAGATAGTTATGACGATACCTATCTTGATGATGAAGATGCGGACTGGAAAGCGACGGCACAGGGGGAAAAATCAGCAGGTGAAGCCAATATTACGCTGGCATGGAAACCGGGTGAGCAAGGTCAAAAAGATCTGGTTGACTGGTTTCAATTGGGTGATGTTCGTCACTATCGCATTCGCTATCCAAATGGTGCTGTCGATATTTATCGTGGTTGGGTCAGTTCGCTTGGGAAAACAGTACCGGCAAAAGAAGTGATCACCCGCACCATTAAGATCACGAATAGTGGTCGTCCAGCCCTTGCTGAAGAAATAAAGACAACCTCAGGGCAAGGTGAAAGTGGCACAATCATTAATAAAGACACTGAATAAGGGTTAACAACATGTTTTTAAAGAAAAAAGAGTTTACTTACAGTGATAACACTATTGTGTTATATGAATTATCAGCACTACAACGCATTGAATACTTTGATTTTTTAGTCGAGCGATCAGAAAAAAACGACGATATTGAAAAAGTGGAAGGCGTTAAAAAAACAGCACTGATTATTCGTGTGAATACAGAATCAAATGCGTGGTTAGTGTCTCGTTCATTAGCGCATGGAGGTTCGGATGATGTTGAGCAAATTTACAATGATGTTCTATCAACATGGCCACCAGAAGCACTCGAAAAAGCGTCAAAAGAAGTTCTAGTGATTAGCGGGATGGCGCAGACTGAAAACACGGAAAATGAAAGTGTTCAAAGTGATGTACAGGAAGAGTCACTGGAAAAGTAGTTGCCCGTGAACATCAATTTATCCTGCGTCTATCGCATGAATTCAAACGAGCTGATTGGCGCAGGATGCTCAGCGAAATGACGGCGACCGAGCTCGCTGACTGGTTACACTTCTTTAATGAAACTCCCTTCACCCTCCAATTTATCGATCATGCTTTTTCTGGTCTTAACTTTACTGTCGCCAGTGTTTTTGGTGGCAGTAGCAGTTTATCACCAGAAGATTTCAGCGTGTTGTTACGTAAACCTGCTATTGATATGGACGATGAAACCATGATGGCGGTGAGTGAGGGGATAGCGGGCGGAGTACGATATGAGCCAACAAATAGCGGATCTCACGATTAACTTAGGTGCTGAAACAGCTGATTTCAGCCAGCAAATGGGGCGTGTTGAACGCCAGTTACAAGAAACAGCAGAAAGAGCCGAAGCCAGTCAACGGCGTATGGCTCAACTGGTTGAACAGCAAGCGCAATCGGCTCGCAGTTCAGCAGAGAGTACCGCGCAGTCTCTTCAAGAACTTAACAATCAACAAGAAATTTCTCAACAACAGCGGGCAGATTATTATCAGCGAATTGCTCAAGAGGAAGCTCGTTCTGCCGTTGAGTCACGCAAACAAGCCGATGCTTTTTTAGAGCAAGCTCAAAGTGTTGGGCAAACGAGAAATGCACTCGAACAACTCACTGAAGTTTTAAATAAATCAACAAAGGCTTATGACAAGCTAAAAATTACTAGTGAGCAATTCGCCGAAATTCAGAATGTCACTAAATCAAGAATAAAGGCGATACAAGACCAACAAGATGTGAATACTGAGAAATACTTCAAACAAATTGAAGCCGTTAAAGGATTATCAGGTAGCGCATCAGCGTTAAGAGCGATTCAGGCACAGTTAAACCAAGAAGTGAAGAAAGGCACTATCCATCAGCGCGATTATCAGGTGCTTATTTCTGCCATTACTTCAGAGTCAATGAAGTTACGCCGAGAAGAGGAGTCTCTAACACAACAAAAAACGCGATTTATTCAGCGACTAAAAGAACAGGTCGCCACTCAAAATTTAAGTCGTGAACAAATGTTGCGTTATCAGGCTTCTCAACTTGGTGTCAGTTCTTCAGCAGAAATTTATATTCGTCGATTATCTGAATCGAACAAAGAAACTAAAGAGTTTGATAAAAACAGCAAGTCATTATCTGGTCGTCTTCAAGGTATTGCCAACTCATTTAATATGGGCTCACTGGTTCGCGGTGGTATTTGGGGCGGAATTACTGCAGGTTTAACGGGTGTTGCAAAATTAGCTTATGATGCAGAAAGAGAGTTTTCTCAATTTAACAAGCAGTTGATATTAACGGGTAACTACGCCAATAAATCTGCAAGCCAATTAAATGAAATGGCACGAACCCTTGCAGGTAGCGGTATTACTCGCGGTGAAATGGCATCATCCATTTCGAGTGTGGTCGGTACAGGCGTATTTTCAAATAATGAAATTTCTCGTGTTTCCAAAGCGGCCGCACAGATGAATTACATCACAGGGCAGGCGATTGATACCACGATTGATCAGTTTAAACGCTTGCAAGATGAACCACTTCAAATGTCGCTTGAATTAGAAAAAGCGAACCACCACCTCACAGCATCCCAATTAGAGCAAATCAGAACGCTCGAATTGCAAGGTAATAAAACCGAAGCAGCACGATTGGCAATTGATGCTTATGCACAATCTATCAATGATGGTGCTAATGATATTTCGAGTAGTTTAGGGATATTAGAGTCTGCATGGGTACGCATCCAAAATGAAGCAAAAAAAGGCTGGGACGCCATGCTTAATATAGGGAGAGAAAGGACTCTAAAGGATGAAATACGTGAACATGAAGAAATGTTGGTCAGTTTCCAGTTAAATCCATTTACTGAGAAACTGCATTACGATAGAACTGGGCAAACTATTGATGATGTTAAGGCTAATTTAAGCAAACTAAGGGATCAACTCTATGATTTAGAGAAACCTGAAAAAGAATCTCAAGCTATAAAAAACAATGAGCAATTAGAAGTGAACCAAATCAGGTTACAAGAAAAATGGCGAAGCTTTTATAGTTGGGAGACTCAAAGGTTACAAAAATTAGCGGAATTAGAAAAAGAAAAACATGCACTAACACAGGAACAGTATGAAGAAGCTAAGGCGATGATTAATTTTCGCTTAAGAGATCGCCAAATGCCGGGTACTGGTAAAGGCAAGGGATATGTTGTACCTGCTGGCGATCGTGAGGAGGAAAAAGCTTCTCGTGATTTACTCTCATTACAAGCCCAGTTAGAAATTCTTAAAAAACATCAAAGCGCTAATGATGTTATCAGTCAACAACGCAAGGATCTTCAAAAAGAGCAGGCACAATTTGCAATTTTAGAACAAGCGCAATTGACACGCCGATTAACTAACGCCGAAGAATCTTTATTATCAAATAAAGAAAACATTCTTGCTCAAAAGGAAAAACTTGCATTAGTGGGTGATGAAGTTGCTTTGCAAGAGCGTTTAAATAAGATGCAAGATCAGGCTGATAAATACATTGCTCAACAATCGGAAAAACGTAAAGCGATTGAAGAAAGTATGGGTAAATCAGCAAGAGAGCAACAACGTTACTTAGAACGCGCTCAACTTCTTGCAGGACAAAAAGAGAACCCACAGCTAAATAATATGTTAGCCGAGCAACAAAAAACCTATGAAGCTGAAGATCAGAAACGGGCTGATTGGTTAGCGGGTGCCCAAACAGCATGGGGCAACTATAAAGACACCGCACTTGATGTTAACTCTCAAGTGCAAAATGCCACTTCTATGGCTCTCAATGGGTTTAGTAGCCAGTTAACCAACGTATTATTTGAAGGTGAAGCCAATTTCAAAGATTTTACAAAATCTATTCTTAAAATGTTAACGGATATTTTAATTAAAATGTCTTTGGTTAAAGGAATAGAGGCGATGGGCTTTGGGTTTGGTGCTCCTGTTGCTAATGCGGACGGTGGGGTTTATAACTCAACCAGCCTAAGCGCTTACAGTGGACAGATCGTGCATAAGCCCACCATGTTTGCTTTTGCAAAAGGTGCGGGCTTGATGGGAGAAGCTGGGCCAGAAGGTATTTTCCCTTTGCGCCGTGGTGCTGATGGGAAGTTGGGTGTTATTGCGAAAATGCCCAATCAGGGAGGAGGCGTTACCCAGAATTATCACATTACTATACAAAATGATGGTAGCAATGGTCAGATAGGGCCTGAAGCATTGAAAAAGGTTTATGAAATCAGTAAGCGAGGTGCTCAGGATTATATTATGAGCCAGCGTCGTGATGGTGGGGCTATGTAGATGGAAATATTTAAGTGGAAAGTTAAACCTGATATGAAAAAGGAGTTTGAGCCTCGAGTAAAATCAGTGAAGTTTGGCGACGGCTATGAACAGCGTCGCCCTGATGGTATTAATAATAATCTAAAAAAATACAATGTAACGCTGATCTATATAAATAATGAAAGCTTGCAGATTGAATCATTTTTAGAAAAACATGCTGGTGTTACTGCATTTTTATGGAAGCCACCTCATCAATCAGAATTAATTAAGGTACTATGTCGAAAATGGTCGTCTTCAGTAGGGAGGATAAGAACTGAAATAACGGCTGAGTTTGAACAGGTTGCGTCTTGATTAGTTTTTGTAGCTTTAGCAAATATTTTAATAGCGAGGATATTATGTTTATATTGAGGTTGCTGGTCTTAATTTTTTTAGTTTTTTATAGTTACTCAATGGGACAAATACCTTCTGCTGGGTTAAATGATTTTGGTAAGTTAATATCATTATCATTTTTTATTTTTGCTCCCTTATTATACATCTTACCTTTCATCGAATCTAAAATTCGCAAGAAAAAAAACAGCAATCAAGTACTGGCATTAAATGTCTTAGCTGGCTGGACGGTTATTGGTTGGATTGTTAGTTATGTTTGGGCTTTGGGAAATAACAACGAAAAAAATTCAGATATAAATGATGATAAAGCTGATTCATCTAAAGTAGAGAGAAAAACTAAACAATGCCCTTATTGTGCGGAAGATGTATTAGAGGCCGCAATAAAATGCAAGCATTGCGGTAGTGATCTACCAATTAAAGATAATAAAAATTAAATAACCTTTCTGTTAACAAACCACCTTCGGGTGGTTTTTTATTGGAGCTAATATGCAACATATTCCTCCTGAAATGCGAATTAGTGTTATCGAACTCTCCTCCACTGATGTTTTGCTTGAACTTTACGAATTTGATTTAACAAAGATAGGCGGTATTCGGTACCGCTTTTTTGATGGACTCAATCAGCGTAAAGAACCGTTAATCTGGCAAGGAAACACCTATGAGCCTTATCCCGTGAAAGGTGAAGGATTTTCTTTTAATGGCAAAGGCCCATCAGGGCGACCCACTATTACATTGTCGAATTTATTTGGATTGATTACAGGGATTGCCAGTCAATTAGATAGTGCAATCGGTGGGCTGGTGGTACGACGCATTGTCAGCACTCAATTTTTAGATGCAGTAAATTTTCCTCAAGGCAATCCTAATGCCGACCCATCACAAGAGATTGTGACACGTTGGATCATCGAGCAGATGACCAGTTTAAATTCAGTGACTGCTACCTTTATGTTGGCGACACCCAGTGAAACAGACGGATTGATGCTTCCGGGTCGCGTGATTTTGTCGGATATCTGTCCTTGGGGGTATCGCTCTGAAGAATGCGGGTATAAAGGGCCTCCTGTTGCCGATGAATGGGGAAAGCCAACCACAGATCCATTAAAAGACAAATGCGGTAAACGCCTTAGTGATTGTAAATTAAGAAAAAACGAATCACGTATAGGCGCGTTTGTCTCCACTTCCCGTATTGGTAATAGTTAATTCCCTCCTAAGGTGTTTCTTATGATTGAACAAGCAATTTTGGCGCATGCAAAAGAGCAAGCGTCATTGGAGGCGTGTGGCTTATTGATAAGTACTGCTCAGGGCGAACAGTATTTGCCTTGTGTTAATCAGCATGCCGATCCGAAAAACCACTTCACGATTTCTTTTGATGATTTTATTCGCGCCGAACAGCAGGGCGAGGTGATTGCGGTTGTACATAGTCATCCTGACGGTCAGCCTTATCTCAGTTCCTTAGACCGGCAACTGCAGGTGAACAGTGCGTTGCCGTGGTGGGTGGTCTGTGATGAAAAAATTCATTGCTATCAACCGATACCTCATCTCTTAGGTCGCCAATTTATTCATGGCTCAACAGACTGTTATGGATTGTTTCGAGATGCCTACCATTTAGCGGGACATGATCTGCCTGATTTTGAGCGACATGATAATTGGTGGCGCCAAGGCAAAGAACTGTACCTCGATAACATGGTGAGCAGTGGTTTTCGGCAGGTAAAAAGAGAAGCCCAGCCGGGCGATATTATTTTGTGTTGCTATGCCAGCTCTCGCGCTAATCACGCAGGGATCTATTTAGGCAACCAAACGATTTTACATCACATTCCAAACCAACTGAGCAAACGCGAGGAGTATAACGAACGATGGCAACGAATGACGCACTCAATCTGGCGCTACCGAGATTGGCAACCTTCCGATTTTACGGGAATTTGCAACGATTTGGACGTCGCTTTGATTTAAATGTCAGTACCGCTTCTGAAGGGCTTCACGCGCTTTTTATTCAAATTCCAGCCTTACGTTTAGCGATTCGTGATGGTTGGTATCAAGTACGCATTGCCGGTACCGATATTTCCCCGCAAGAAATCAACCAAAAATTCAATGAAACCTTACCGGATAACGCGATCGTCCATATTGTGCCTAAATTATCAGGCGCTAAAAACGTCGGTGTTTTTCAGTTTGTTGCGGGTGCCGCCTTATTTTCACTGGGATGGTGGGGGCCTGCTTGGATTTCCGCAACAGTGGCCACTTCCTTAATGGCGGGGGGTGCTGCAATGATGATTGGTGGTGTCGCTCAAATGCTGATCCCTTCACCTAAGCCACCTAATTTATCTCGTAGTGATGAAGAAAAAGGCAATACCTATTTTAGTAATCTTGATAACGCGGTTGCTCAAGGAATGCCAGTTCCCATTGCCTATGGCGAAATCATGTGTGGTTCACGGGTTATTTCACAATCTGTTGAAATTATGGATGACAGTGACGGTGAAGATATCGATGCCGGCAAACACGGTGGTTAAGAGGAGTTTGTATTATGGGTAAAGGTGGTGGCGGTCAAAAAACACCGTATGAGGCACCAAATGATTTAACATCACGCCAAAAAGCCTCATTAATTGATTTAATCAGTGAAGGCCCAATCGAAGGGCCGATCCACGTTCAAGGCTCGATGAATGATTTAGGGTGTATTTATTTAGATGATACGCCAGTGATAGACGGATCTGGCAATAGCACCATTAATGGGATGTATGCACAATGGCGGGCGGGCACATTAGAACAGCCGGCCATGAGTGGGTTTACGGCGTCTGCGAATGAAGTGCCAGTAGGGATTGAGGTTAAATATAACTCACCCGTTACACGTACCATAACCTCGCCTAATATTGACCGCTTACGCCTAACTTTTGGTACACAAGCACTGGTTGAAACCAAAGATAATGGTGATCGCGTACCCACTTCTGTTCAATTGCAGATCCAAGTTCAGCGCAACGGAGCATGGATAACAGAGAAAAATGTCACGATTAATGGCAAACGCTCTAACTCACCTTATTTGATGGCCGTTGTGTTGGATGATTTACCGCCCGTTCCGTTTAGTGTACGTATGATCCGTATCACTCAAGACAGCACTTCTGACAAAATTCAAAATAATACCGTTTGGTCGAGCTATTCTGAGTTAGTGGATATTTCACAAACTTATCCGGGGTCTGCTGTTGCTGGATTAATGTTTGATAGTGAACAGTTTGGTAATAAATTTCCTCGCCGTAACTATTTAATTAAAGGCCGTATCATTCAGGTACCGAGTAATTATGATCCGGATAAACGGATTTACTCAGGTATTTGGGATGGTACTTTTAAACCGGCATTTACCAATAACCCAGCATGGATATTATGGGATTTATTAACCCATCCGCGTTATGGCATGGGGAAACGTCTCAATATCAGTGAGGTCGATAAGTTCGCTCTGTATGCAATCGGTCGTTATTGTGATGAGCAGGTTGATGATGGGTTCGGTGGAAAAGAGACCCGCATGACGTGCAATGCCTACATTACGGATATGCGCAAGGCCTATGATGTCATGGGTGATATGTGTGCCATGATGCGCATTATGCCGGTTTGGAACGGACGAACATTAACTTTTATTCAAGACAGACCGTCTGATGTGGTGTGGCCTTATACTAACGCCAACGTGATTGATGGTAACTTTCAGTATAGTTTTAGCGCATTAAAATCGCGTCATACTGCTGTCGAGGTTCGCTTTATTGATCCCAATAATGGCTGGAAAACCAGTGTCGAGTTGGTTGAGGATGATGCCAGCATTGCCCGCTTTGGGCGTAATGTGATGCGCGTCGATGCCTTTGGTTGTACTAGCCGAGGACAAGCTCATCGGCATGGTCTTTGGCTATTAACCACTGAGAAATTAGAGACACAGACGGTTGAGTTTACTGTCGGCAGTGAAGGTCTACGCCATATGCCGGGTGATATTATCGAAATTGCCGATAACTATTACGCAGACAATCAAATTGGCGGACGTCTAACACACATTGATTATGCCTCTCAAACGTTAACTTTAGATCGTAATATCGACACACCAAAAAGTGGTAAATCAAGCGTCACACTCATTAGTGCACAAGGTGATCCGCAATCGTATGAAGTGATGAGTTATCCCGCATCCAATCAAATAAAGCTAGATACCTTACCGTTAGGATTAAAAGATGGAGGAGTTTGGACGTTAACGCTCCCGTCTTTACGTCGCCGATTATTTCGTGCCATCAGTTTGGCAGATAATGGTGATGGTAGTTTTACGGTTATCGCAGTGCAACATACACCCGAAAAAGAGGCGATTGTTGATAAGGGTGCTAAGTTTGAACCCAAGCCCGATACGCCACTGGGTGGATTTATTCCATCGGTTGAAAATCTTTCTGTGGATATCGAATCGGATGCGAGCGCGTGGCAAGTTGAAGCCAGTTGGAATACGCCTTATTCCAGTCGAGGAGTCGATTTTTTATTAAAACTCACTACGGGTGATCGCATTGTCGGCACTGCGTCAACTACGGACACGATGTATCGTTTTGGTGGCTTGCCTCAAGGAAATTATGTCTTATCCGTCGTCCCTCAGAATGATCGGAAACAAAAAGGCGATGTGGCCACAACCTCATTTGCCATTAACCCGCCATTGTCACCCAGTTATATTGAAGTGGAGTCGGGCTATTTTAGCTTGGGGATTATTCCGCGTTCCGGTGGTCAAAATAGTCTACGTGCACAGTATGAGTTTTGGTTTTCAGAAAAGCAGATCACTGATATTCGCGAAGTGGAAAGTCGCGCTGAATATTTAGGTGTTAGCTCTATGTGGGTTATACAAGGGCGCAATCTAAAAGCAGGGCATACCTATTATATTTATGTTCGCAGTATAAATGCCGTTGGAAAATCAGTATTTGTTGAAGCGAAAGGCGAGCCAGATAGTAACACCAAAGAAATACTTGATGAACTAGACGGCCAATTTATGACAACTGAGGCAGGAAAGCAACTCAGTGAAAAATTAGATTGGAACGCCGAGACAGCTCTCATTCTTAGTAACGCAAGTCATCGTAATTTCAGACAGTTGCTAATAAAACATGCTGAATCTCAAGCCGGCATTAGTGAGCTATGGCAAGCTAATGCAACTCAAGACGAAGCCTGGGCACAGGAAGTCAAAGAAATTTACTCTGCGGTTGGTGATAACACGTCTGCAATTAAAGAGACACAAACGTCAATTACCAAGCTTGATGAGGCTATCGGTCAGCGCTTTACTGAAATACGTACTGAGGTTAATCAGGCTCAAGCTGATATTGTTTCAAATTCTCAAGCCATCTCTAACACAAACAAGGCATTTGCTGAAAACAAAACCCAAGTTCAGGCCAAGTTTGATGAGCAGGAAGGTATGATACAGGAGAAAATGCAAGCCACCTTCAATCAGGCAGGCGATGGTGTTGTCACTCACTCAATCAATATCACGATTGTTCATAACAACGTGAAATACAACGCAGCAGGACAAGTCATTAGTGCTCAAGTTAAGAATGGAAAGCTTGAATCATTCATTGGCTACAACGCCAATAACTTCGCTTGGTACAACCCTGCAAATGGCAAGATGGAATTATTCATGTATGCCAAGAACGGGCAACTCTTTATTAAAGAAGCGTTTTTAGATAAAGCGAATGTTCGTGAAATGGTGTTATCTGAAGCCATTAAATCCAATAATTACGAGGCGGGTAAAACAGGATTTATTATTGATGCTAATACTGGTAATACTGAATTTAATAGTGCGATATTCAGAGGGATGATTGACGGTGCCGATGGTAATTTCAATGGGACGGTTAAGGTCGGAAAGTTAATAGGAAATATTGTTTCAATTTCTGACGAGATTTATATAAATGATAGATGGAAAGGTGATGGAATAAGGGAGTTGTTTAAATTTAAACAGCGAGATACTCCATGCTACTTGTGGATTAACGGCTCATTACATCAAGAAGATTATATTCCTGATTGGTTTGGAACAAAAACGCCGAATAGAGCATTAATGGGATATATGGCACCATTTATGGGAGAGGGTAGAGGTGTTGCTGAGATTTATGTTGATGGGGTTTTTAATGTAAAAACAGTTTCTGTTTGGTCGGGAAATCCATCGAATGATAGAAAAGATGAATATGTTTGTAATGAGTTTGTTGTAAAAATACCAGCTGGAAAGGGAATAAGTAGTGTTGGTATAAAAATACCTTATGCTGGAGGTGGGCATAGCGGGGAGTGGACGGAGTTTATTTTAAGAGGACGAGTTTTTGCATTTCCTGATTCAAGCGAAGAATTTCTAATTAATTAAACTATGGAATAAATAAAATGATATACACAACAGGCACTGTTAATACAGTGTCAGGGTCTGCTATTGTCAAAGGCACTGGCACTAAATTTAAAAATAATAATCCAGCTATTAATATCGGAATGACGATTTTAATTAAATCGGGAACAACAAATATTCCGTATATGATTAAATCTGTTAATTCCGACACTGAATTAGTATTAGCACAACCGGCATTAGCCACAGCAACTAACACCACATTCTCAATTCATATTACTGAGCCAGATAATAATAGTGATGCAGCAAGAACCATGGTCGCTATTAATAGTTACGTTGAGTATTTTCTTGATGCAATGAATACATGGATGACTCAAACGGGGCAGACAAAAATTGAGATGCCAAATGGTGAAGTCATTACGCTCGATAGTATTAAGAAGATGCAGGGGGATATACAAAATAAGGCAGATAAATCAACAACAGCGCTTCAACTATTTTCGGGTGGAGTGAGAGCTCCTTATGTAGATGCCATTCAAGGAAGTGATTATTTTGGTTTGAGGGCATTTAATAACATCCCATCGTTTTATGCTTCATTTAATGGAAAGGGCTATAACATAAATGTGCCAATCAAACAGGGTACAATGATGCTGGTTGGAGATTATGGTTTGGGAGTTATTAATTCACCATCAGTATCAGCTTATATTGATAACGCTAATTCAACTAAGGTACCTAATGGAATTTACGCTGAACTAACGGATAATATTGGGCTAGGAGCCTCAGCACCTTACGGCCTCGGTGGGCAATCTGTTGGTATTGTTAGTGTTGGTATGCACATAACGAGATCTAATGATTTTCGCAGTCAGCTAGCTACGTCATATTCTAGAAGTGGACGGTTATTTTTTAGAGGATCTTTAAGTGAAGGGTGGGGTAGTTGGCGAGAAGTTTGGCATAATTACAACACAACGGTTGATCCTCAAGGTTTCATCAAAAAAGCCTCTCCTATTATCAACATCAACCCCGACGGCACATTTACCACTAATGACGAATCAGAGGGGGCAACCGTTACTCGAGTAGCTCAGGGTGAATATCTCATTGAAGGTGTGCTGGGTTTT